TACTCTTTAAATATAATATACAATGTGCAAGTTCCCCAATAAGTTGTCAGACAATTTATAAAGATCGTTTATAAATTAAAACATATATTGTTAACAATTTATTTACAATTATGACACAATGTGTTAACAGTAATACAATATTATAAAGATAAAGAAACAAAGACGTCAAGGAAAGACTTGAAGAAAGGAATTGTAATGAAGATATTAGTTGCATGTGAAGAATCGCAAAGAGTAACAATTGAGTTTAGAAAGTTAGGACATGAGGCTTATTCTTGTGACTTACTAGATTGTTCCGGAAATCATCCGGAATGGCATATCAAGAAAGACGTCACTTTATTATTGAATGGGAATTGTATTTTTTATACTGTTGATGGTGTAGAGCATGAAATTTCTGGTAAGTGGGATATGATAATTGCATTTCCGCCGTGTACTTATTTAACTGTAACTGGTAATAGATGGTTTAATTATGAAAAGTATGGTAATAAAGCAATTCAAAGAATGTTAGATAGAAACGATGCTATTAAGTTTTTTATGACAATAGCAAATGCTGATTGTGACAAAATAGCAATTGAAAATCCAGCAGGAATAATGAGCACAAAGTGGAGGAAACCAGATCAAATTATACAGCCTTTTGAATATGGAGATGCATTTGAAAAGCGTACATGTTTATGGTTGAAAGGTTTGAAGAAGCTTATACCAACAAAAATTGTAGAGATTCCAGACAGAATGCAGTTTAAGTCTGGAAAAACAAAGGCAAAGTGGTATGTGGAAGCGGGCAATCTTTCAAAAGAACAAAGAGCATTAGTAAGATCAAAGACTTTTCCAGGAATTGCGAAAGCTATGGCGAATCAGTGGGGAAAAGAGGATTGCAAAACACTAAAAGACGGTATGGAAGTAAGGCAAGAATCGAATAGCCGTTTAGGAATTGAAAAAACGTCTTTACCATGTTTAACGTGTAACCATTTTTGTGTTAGATTTGATAATGAGCGAATTAAAATGACACATTGCGTTAGAAAGAATACAGAAAATTATTTAGAAGCTGCAAAGAATCCAAATTGGCATAATGTATCTCTTAAAACTTTAGCCAACATTGACTTTGACATGCTTGACGAAAAGAGACAGGTGTATTTTTCCTTATATAGAAAGTGGGAAGAAACACTTAAAAATTTAAGAAAGTGCAGTGGCGGTCATAGCTATGAAAGATGTTACTCAAATTTTAGGAGATTATATATAACAGCATTTCAGAATAGAAAAATATCAAGTGCATTGGTCATGTATTTTGATAAGAAAATATCAATGGTAAATGTTGAATGTGGTGTATGGTCATCCGCTGTTGAAGTAGCGACAGGTCAAAAGGAATCACGCAAATTTAACCGTCAAACATTAAGATATTAACAATCATAGCTGTTCTATCGGCTACACGGGAAGTTGGAAGTTGAAAAATAGAAAGTGAGGTAAAGAATATGGATAATTTAACAGCTCAAAAGAAATTAAAACTTATCAGCGATTGCATAGCGTCAAAAGATTCTGTCAGCAAGCGCCATATTGACATTAGAAAGATGTATGCTTACTTAGCAGAACAGACAGTAAATGCAGAAACATCAAGCGATATTAAGTATTTGGAAATTGCAAAAATTTCACTTGATTTTCTTGTAAATGGGGTATTAAAATGATTTATTCAATTAGTGTGAGTGGCTTCGACAATGATAATGACTTTTCAGATGCTAGACGTTATGATATAATCAGTGTAAAAGGAGCAAAGAAATGAGAACCAGGCAAGTGATTATGCTGTTGACTATATATCTGTAGAAAGAAAATAATAAAGAGGGCTTTGCCCTCTTTATTTAATGCAATGGGATATTGAATTCTACTCCGTACAATTGGATTTGGTCAACAGATGTAAAAGTTTTATAACCATCCCCACTTACGTCAACCAATTGCAAATAGATTGAACCTGTATCAATTTGAGTATTATCATACGGATTGATTGTTAGCACAGCAAAACAATGGTGCCAACCGGTACTATCATGTAAAATAGCATTGCAATTGCATATTGACTGTTCATTTACAAAAGTGATGTTGTGGTGCATAACAATGACAGATTTAGTTGTGAAATTTTTAGCAGATTTGAAAGTCATGCCTAACATGGTAACAACATTTCCTACACTACAATGCGCATTATCATTAGTAATATCTAAATGCATAGTACCTATGTTAAGAGAGCAGTCGACACCAGTAATATAAGCGTCCATTGATCTATTCCATGTTGCATAACCATTCATAGCTTTGTAAACCATGTCAGCGATTGAATATTGTCCATTTGCGTTAGGGTGGATATTATCGGATGATAATACACTACCCCATCTTAATGCACTGTCAGCACCACTCAAATATTTATATCTGCTCCATGATGTAACATAAACAGTTTTGGCAGCTTCATACGCTTTTTGGGCGGTTAATTTAGGATATTTGCTTACAATAGGTGTTGCGATCCATCCAATGTATAAAGTTGCATTTGGTAGTGAATGCATAATAGTTTCAACTTCTGTTATACCTTTTATAATAGCGCTTGTTTCTGCAAATTGGTCATTCCAACCGCCGGCAATAACAACATACTTTACAAGTTTTTTCTGTTGATCTGTTAAGGAAGCAACAGCGGCTGTAAGTAATTCTGAAAATGGAGTGTTTGCCGCAAAACCGCTACCGCCCTTACTTTTATTAACGTAAAAGCTAGCGTTTGAAAAGTAACGATCATGCAGGATATCACACCAAGACTTAACAGTTCCGTCAGGGGTGTACCCTTCGCCGTAAGAGTCGCCTATTGTTATTAGTCCGTATTCAGTAAGCCATGTGTCTATAATGTTAGACAATTCGCCGCTGTTTTTCAGATCATCAAGATATTTGTCAATAGCCGCAATATAATCTAAATTATCAATGTAATTTTGAACGTCCTTTTGCCACTTATCCCACTCTGCATTATAGTGTTCCCACGTTGCGTCAAGGTTTTTAACAGTGTCTAATAGCCAATCAAGGTTCAAATTATGAAAATCAGTATACGGAAAATTAGAAAATGCCATATTATCGCCACCTTACTTAAATTGATCACTAGGAATAACATTGTATTCTTTGCCGTCGTCACCAGTAACTAAAATCGGTTTAAAAGAGCTGTTAAAATAATCAGCATCAGGTATTTGCCCAAATTTTTCAATAGTAAACCTTATTTCTGCCTCTAGCGAACTGTCAATAAGACTAAACTTTAAAATATACGGCGATTTTGAGTTTACAGGTGGAAAAATATGCGCTGTATTTGCCGATATTCCCGTCTCATAAAGAGCCAAAATATTTATCAAGTATGATATACGTATTCGCTCGAAGCTGTAACCAGCCGGCAATGTTGCGACAGGAGAATCACCAGCAGCAAACGAAATAAAAACGGTATTTCCTTTAATAACTACATTCATACTAGTCTACCCCCCTTTTCCCATCCATAACCATCAATTACGCCTATTGAAATTGTTTCAAGTTCCTTTCCACAGTGCATAAAGAAACCATGGCCGATATCAAGCGATATATGCCTTCCCCTGCCGCCAAATGTGGTATAAAGCAAATCACCATCTTTAGTCTTGTCGGGAGTGGTGATATTTATGCAACTGTTTATATAGGCACTCGAATACATAAATTTACCAGTTACAAGGTTGATAAAGCCGCTACAATCAATCACTGTCTTTCCTAAACAGAAAGCCTTGATTTGTGCTTTCTGTGCAGCCGTATACTTCTTAAAATAATTTGGTTCTGCATTCCATAATGCCTCAAAAACCTCAGGAGTACACTTTTGCCCCTTCGCTCCGTAAAGGTATGCGTATTGATCACGGTTTTTGTAAAGCTCTCTAGCTTTTGCAATGTAAGCAACATTCTTATCAGGAATATTATAAATCATAGTTTAATTCTCCTTTTCTTTTACGATTGTTAACAACTCTGTTATAACTTGAGTGTTATTGTTTAGTGCATCAACCCACTTTGAGCTTTCTGCGTCATGCTTGTCATACCAAGCTTTACGTTCTTCTCGCTGTCGGATATCGAGTGCATTAACATACCACATTACAGCACCAAGGCACACGCACGGTACTCCTACCATTTGCGCAATCTGCGCAATAGCATTCATAATTTCCATATCACCACACTCCTATTAAAAGTCTGTCTGCATAAAGTTTACATACATCATCAAGAAAATTGTAAGCTTTAGCCAAATCAATTTCTGCGTGCATCATTTGCTGCGAAGTTGTAACGCCAATGTTGCCATGAATTCTTCCTTCGTGAGTGCCGTTTGTTGTTGATTCATCTTTTCCATTAGTAACACTACCATGTGATGTATCAGCCCCAAACGTTTGTGAATCACTTCCGCTATCAGTCATGTTGTCAGTGTTAGCAACCTCAGGAGTTGAAGAATTAAAAGCTGCAACCTTGTGAGTACTGTCAGAAACTTTTCCAAAAGTCGTTGTAACACTACCCTTATTAAATGTTTCTTCTGTATCAACTTTTCCCTTTTGGAAAGTGCCGCCGCCACTATCAGTCCAACTTTCTATTCGATCATAATTCTCAATAGGATTATACTCTAATTGAGTAATTTCCCACAAGTGATCAATAGTCCATTGTAAAGACTTTGATACACTTGTAACATGCCGTCTTAAATATGTTGGATTTTGGTAAACAGGTGTCAGATCTCCATATGATAGCAAAAAGTGTTCAATAAGTTGCTCTTTTGAAACACCTTTAACATAGAAATCCGTAAAGATACTATTATCATAGTCATACAGAGTTGCTATTGGAATAATTGTTCTCACGTTGTTCACCCCCTCTATTGGTAGGATATCTCAAACGTGCTTTAATGTCGAGCCCAAAATGAGCGTTTACAGCTTTAAAGCATTCGTTTAGTGTTTCCACCCACAACTCGCATTTTGACATTACAGCATTTTTGGTTTCTTTCACTTCATCTGTTATCATACGTTCTTTCTTGTCAGGGGCGGTATAAATACCAATTTCCATATCAAAAGCATGTTTAAGATTTTCAACGCTTTCTAGTGCCGACTTGACAACGTTGTAACATTTTTCAATGTCATTGTTAAAGTATTCGTAGAGAGGCTTTCCCGTTTCCTTATCATACAAAGCTTGATTTATCACAGCGGCTAGTTTTCCTGACATAATATCATCAAAAGCCGCCTTGAAAGTTTCAGCTGTGCTCTTGTTTTTGGCTGTAAAAATAAAACCAAATTTTGCAAGAGCACACGCAACGTCATGATTAGATAACGTCATGGCGACTCTTTGCGCGTATGAATTTATAAGATCTCCAATGCCGAGCCAATCAGGAGTCAAGCGCACCACTTCACATGTAACCCCTATAACCAAATCTCCATCAAAAGTTGCGTCAAAAGCGGGGTTAGCAACTACATAGTTAGTTGGTTGATATTGCACATCAAATCCATAAGGATTTCCATGTTGTGGAATGATTCCAAATTTTCCCGTTTCCATAACGCAAAAGTTACCTTTTAAAAACAAAAGAGGATAGATATAATTTTTTGACCAATTTAACGGCATACCCTCAAAAATAATAAGACTTTCTGCACGTTGCAAAAAATAACGAAAGTATGTTGCATAGTCCCACGTATTGTTAATGTGAATCATGTTTGGATTCTGCCGCGACTCATATTCGTTAATAATCGGACTTGATACACCTTCGCCCACATAGTACCCACTATATACAAACGGTTTCATTCTATAAACATACCCCCATTCAAATAGTTGATAATTGCCGCTGTTCCGTCAGCGGTTGCATTGCATTTTATATTAGCATTTTTGCATTTTACAAAACCACTAATACTACTTAATGTTTTAAATTTACAACACGGGTACCCTTGATAAAAAAGATTTGTTTCAATCAATGGATAATATTCGCATACCAAGTAAGCCAAATTGTTAACATAGATTGAACCGCTACCACCGCTATTAGTAACACGTGGCACAGATGCTTGTAAACCAGACATTATTCCACTACCTATAGCCGCTGTCGCATTTATAAAATTGCTTGCCGTCCCTATTGCATCCACTTCCAAGGCAGATGAAAAACTTTTCTGTATACTATCAGAAAATTGCATAGCGCTTGCAAGCTCTACTTGTGATGTGCCTATAATATTCGTTTGACGTGCTGAATATCCAACAGGAACTCCACAATTTCCATTTAAACTTGCCACAAGTGTAGCACCACTAAAAATAGAAATATCACACCCTCCTGATATATCAATAGTGTAATTTATAAGTAACGTATCACCTATTAAATTTGGATTAAGTGGAATTGTGCCATAAAACGGCACTTGTAACATATAATGTGCATATGGTGCAAACCTTAAAAAAGGATAGTTGCCATCCGCCATTTGTTCTGTTCGCGGAACTGTTAACGATACACTTTTTGAGAAAGTGTTATTTGTAGCAATTTGCCATCCGGGAATTCCGGTGTTTACATACCCCAACACAACATTAACAGGTGTACCACCTGGGGGTGAAAAAGGCATCCATGTTGCTGATAGCATATAATCTTGAGGGTGTGCTACCTCTTTAGCAACTCCATCAGGATTTTGTAAAAAGTCGTTTAAACCAGTTGTGTATTCTGCTGTATACAAATATGAACATAAACGATTAAAATTAGCAACTGTTAAAACAATAAAACCATTTCCGGCTTTTCCTGCTGTACAAATTATAATACATCCTGTTTGATCTGTTGCAAGTGCTGCACTTGCTGCCATAATGTCAGGCTTGCAAGAAGTTGGTAAAACAGTATCAATGATAAATGGATTTCTTTCTGAAAAAGTACCGATTCTTTCCACATATGCCGTATTGCTTAAAATCTCATCTTTGTAACTCGCCAAATAATCACAAGTGCAAGAAATTTCATATGTAGCTTCTATATATGTAACATCATTAACAAAATAATACCTACCAAAAGTTGCACAGTAGGCAACATTCCAGTCAAATGGTGATACCGATTGTAAAATAAAAGTGGGATTTTCTACACTAGTCCCACTTTTAAGCACACAGGCAGCACTTGCTGAAAATGACGGAATCTTTGTACTGTTAATTCTTTTGTCGGATTTTCCAAAATTAACTGTAATTGACATTGCTACCCCCTTATTCAAGAAAAGGGCTTGTGCCCCTTTACGTTAATCAAGTAAAATCAAAATTGCATTCTCTGTAAAGTCAACAGGTGTCTTGAATGTGTAATGATTCCAACCGTTTCTGAATCCAAAACGTGCGTTTAATGGTTCTAGTGCGCTCCATTGATCAACTGGCACAATTCCCAAAGTATCAATATCCATCATGATTCCAAGAACGTTGTCAACCGTTTGATCTGATAAAGTAAACGTTGTTACTCCATCTGGTTCTACTCCCACAGCACTTCCTTTGATTTGCATTGGATTGCTAGGGTCAGTCCAGAAAGTTACTTTCTCATAATCTCCCAACTCAGCTTTCTCAGGGTGGAAAAACTCGCTGCCATTAGCCTCAAAATAATTTCCAAATTTTGAAACCAGATAAAAACGCAAGTCAGCTGCGTCTGTATGTCTGTTTACAACTTTGCCTGTGAAATCACCATGAAAACGTGTACCGCGAACGGCAAGGTTTTCTTTGAGCGTTTTCATTTCTGCACTTAACCAAATCATAAATGGGCGGAAATCAGCCGGATTCATGATTGTTTTTGCAGTCATTGCAAGCCCCGTCTCAGCGTTGTACTTTGTTAATGCGTGAAAAACCTGCTCTTTTTTGCACATATTTCCGCTTGTAGGTGTTGCTTTACCAGCATCTGCAAGGATAATTGCGAGGTTTGCAAGTTGTGCTCTCGCCCTATTTTCAAGGTCAATCTCATAAATGTTTGAGAACTCTGTCATTAACATAGAAAAGTAACTTGCAACACCATTCTCAGAATCAAATGCTGCATTGATCTGATTCTTATAAATAGTATACTTCCTAGCATAAGTTTGACCGCCACTTGCAATTGTAAGAAGTACATCATACTTTACTGGTTTTGTTCCAGCTTTCCAGTCTTGACTTGCTTCATCTTTATCAAGCTCAACGTTAATATTCCACTCGTCATTATTAATCTCAGATTCATTTACAATCGGGGTAAACTTTCTAATATAATTGCCGTATCGTTGCTCATCCCAAACCATACCGGAAAGTTTTCGTGAATACGGTCGAATAGAATAAATTGATTTTGCAAGAACTGTTGGAATGATTTGATAAAGGTTGTCATCTTCTCTATCAAAGCCCCTTTTAAATGTATTTTGCATCTGCCCAAAAGTTAAGTTTTGAGCAGACTTTCTACCGGTATACTGGTTATACATTTCTGTAAGTAGTGGCGCAATTTGTGTATATGTAAGATTTGCCATTGTTTAACCCCCTTTAGAAAAATTTACTAATATCTGGCTTGTCGTTTGAGCCGCCGAAATTAGTCTTGCCGTTAGCAAGCTGTTGCGCTTTTACAAGTGCGCTTGCAAACTTATCATAGTCAAAAGAATTTGTTTTTTCTTCTGGTTTTACTTCTGGTTTTACTTCTGGTTTTACTTCTGGTTTTACTTCTGGTTCATCAAAAGCAGAAATTTCCTCTTTACTATATCCCGCATTTACAAGCTTTAAGATTTCATCAATTTTCATATTTTCACCTCTTTTCTATTTTGTTGACAGCGGTAAACAGAATCGAACTGTTACGTTATGAGCCAAAATCATATGTGCTAACCATCTACACTATACCGCGTTAATAGGCGGTCTGTTTGTTGTCCCCAACATGCACACACTGACTAGTGCTTGGATAGTGCAACCGCCTATATTTTATATAACATTTATGTAATTGTTTGTCAATATAAACCTTATATAATATCACTCCATGATACACAGTCAAATGATGCTAAAAAGTCGCACTGTGTTTCATAGTCGGAAAAAGTAATGTCACCGCTTATAAACATAGGTTTTAGATACTTTTTGCACCGTGTCTGCCAGCGCTCTAAAGATGTAGCGTTATTCTCGAAAACATCTTCGCAACGGGCCTTCATAGGTTTAGTTATATAAAACTTAAATTCAGACTTATGAAGCCAAACGGAAAACAGAGGTGTTTTCATGTCGTGCGTATACTCTTTTAAATTTTGATGTCTGATTTTGTCGTCTTCCAAATCTGCAAAGTTGTTTTCAATTTCCATTCTAGCTCTGCTTTTTGGAAGATTTCTGTAAAAAGCATTTTTCTTTTTCCGTTCTGAGACAGGTGAATGGAATGGCATTATTATAGTAGTTTCGCAACGTTCTACTTGTTTAATCTCAATCTTATTTGTTGCCATTTGGTAACATTCAGGGATAAGTCTGTATCCAATAAGGATATTTGACATAATAGCGTTTGAATTTCCAAAAAACCATGTACGTATCTTTTCAGTTTCTTTTTCGTTTCTATTTCTAAAAAGAACTTCCATAATATTTTTATAAGCTTGAAATTCGTGCTTAATCGGTCTATCACCTTTTTGAGGGATAAACTCATCAAAAATTACATCATAAAAGCGAGTAAAGTCAATACCAGTTTTGTTTTGAAAAGTAGACAAAGAAACACCTACTATAAAAGGTGTATCGTTTTGCAAATCATCGTCTGTCAAGTATGCTTTTCCATAGCCTTTTTTGTCATTGTATTTCAGTCTAATATCTTTTCCGAACCAGTCACTTTTTACAAAGTCGCCAATAGTTGAAAATGAATTTTCAAGTGCTACATTTGTTCTTCTCACGTATAAAATAGGCGACTTCCTATCATTCCAAATATCTACAATCAAGTGCGATTTTCCGATTCCTCTACCACCTATTATATCAATATAATGTTGTGCAATACTACTAATATAATTATAATCGAGAAAACCGTTTGCATTATATAAACTCATATTATCACCTCTTTAACTTAAAAGAGGGAAGTCATTTGACTTCCCTTCCTGCCTTATACAAGCTCAAAATTCATATAAGTCCTGCCGGTCTTACTTTGTGAGCGTGTCAGCTTAAACTGTAAATTGTAAGTCTCCATAAAATCATAGGCGCTTTCTGCCGTCTTAATCACTGTCGGGCTTGAGGTAGCAATTGTTACAACCTCACCTGTCTCAATGTTTGTATGATAGAAAACTGCAACTTCCTTATCGTCATCGGTAGTATAACGCACATAATCAGTTACGTTTACAATGGTGTCATCCGGCAAGTTCTTCATAAGCAGATGATTGTCATTCGCCATCTTAAACATTTCTTTCTTATCAAACTCTCTTGATTGCCTTTCAATTCTCATTTTCATTATCCTCTTTTCTTTTATTAGGGACTTTATCCCTTACAATTATATAATAGCTTATTTACAAAAGTTTTGCAAATAAAACGTTATTTACTCAACTATTTCATCAACTATAGTATAGTTCTTGATTTGATCATCTGATAAACCTATCTCATATTCACGTGCTATCATACAACTATAGCCTGTATACTCTGTTATTGCTTCTTTGCCTTGATAGTCAACAACTTTTGTTTTTGTGATAGTATCGCTATCATTGTACCAAATCTGAAAACCTCCGCTATTCTTTATCTTGAACCCCTCTCTAAAGTTATCCAGATTTTTGATAGCTTCGACCCCTCTTGATTTTTTGACTCCCGATATGGTACAGCCAAAATATGTTTCATCTTTTGTTTCTTTATACGCATTAAAACAATACTTCTTTGCTCCTAACGTCTTGAAATCTTTGTATTCTGGTTCGTAGTTATCAGATTTTATATCTGATTCACAGTCAAAATATCCAATATAATATTTTTTGCCGTCAATGTCAACAAAACTATTAGTTTCTTCACAGAGCTTATATATCCAATTATTTAATTCTGTCAATTTGTCAAAATTAAAGTTAGTTGCTTTACAACTGTCGGTATCACAATAAATATATGAGCTTTCCGCACATGCTAAAATCCTACGCAAATGCTTTCTTGCATGTGCTGTTGTATATACCCCCCAAACATACGGCAAAACGCTTTTCTCACTCTGTTCTGAAATAGATTTTTCATCGGGAATCGAAAAGCCGCTTGCGTCAACTTTTTCTTTATATGAGGTATCATTTTCGTACATTGCGTACGAAAATTCTTGCCATTCGTTTTCCAAATACAACATAATAGGGTGAATAGGGTCTGTTGCCGCCATGCCGTAAATTCCATTTAATTTATTTTTTGCTTTCATCAAGTCATACTCTGCTTCTTCCCTCTCTTTACTATTTGGGGCGGTATTCTTTACAGCAATTTTAAGTTTTGTTTTCGCCGTGAAATACTCCATTATAACACTTCTTACATCATCCGGAATATATCCATAACGTGCTGTATAGAGGGTATCTTCTATAATTTCAATGCTGTCAAAATCATAGCATTCTTCAATAATTGAAAAATCTATATCTGTCACTGTTGTTTCAAGCTCTGCCGCTTTCCACACTCTGCCATTATCCGGGTCAACCCCTTGCAAGTTGCGGCATTTGCTTATAGATAGATACGGATTGTATTGTTCTTCTTTAAGTCTTACGTTTGTAAGTTTTATTTGTGCTATCCATGCAAGCTCTTTACTTTTTATGTATTTTAAACATTTTGATGTTACGGGCATTTTTTCAAATGCCGTAACCGGAAACTTCATCAAAAGAAGCATAGCTGGGTACATGCTCGAAGCATCAAAGCTATAAACGTCATGATAGATTTTAGCACATTTTATCATGTTAGCGTGAGTATCACCACCACGAAAAGCCTCTTTTAAAAGTTTGTATGTTTTGTCTGTTAAAGCTAACTTTTTCTTTAGCATTCGTGTGGTAGTGCCTTTTCTTATAGCTCTTTTCATATCACGTCTTACATAAGAGGTGCTTGTTAGAGGAACTGTTGCAATTCTATCACCATCTTTTGTAAGCATGTATGTTATTGCCTCCCAAAGTCCTAAAGTATCATTGATGATATATCCCCACTCTATAGGATTGATATAGCTTTCGTTGTGTCTTATAAGTGAGTAATCCAAATCCCCTTTTGCTTTTATGTGTTGGCATCCCGCCATTTTTTTCGTGAAGTTATCAAGCGACATGTTTGTGAGCTTATAACTGCACCTCAGTTCAATACCGCGTTTCTTTAGTCGCCACACAAGCGGCTTGCGTTTACCAGTTGCAAAAACTTCGCTATAATCGTTTAGATACCCAATCATAAAAGAAAATTCAAAAGACAAATTGTGAATATAAATTACAAAATAGCGTGACTCATTAGTACAATAGTAATTTTGTATTTTATCAAGCAACTCAAGAAAATCTTTCCAGTATCTACCCGTCACTTCTTCTCCGTCAATGCAAGCACTCCACACATACATAAAAGCATCAATAGGCTTTGTGACTTCTTCGCCTTGATCATCTTTCTCAATGCGTGTTCGTGAGGTTGTTTCAATGTCAAAAGTTCCAAATTGATCAATATAATAAGGACTGTCTTTCTTTTTGCCTAAAGGTTTATGCAAAGAAAAGCCGTGTGACGGAACATAGTCCGCCGCTGACTTAACATCTATATTATCATATTTGTTTGACCTATTTAAACATTGAACTATCATAATTTATAACTCCTGCCTTATAGACTTTGGTTTTGGCTTCGCTCGATTGCTTTTATATAGTTTGTTTGCCGCTTTAAACTCACGTGCTTTATCTTTCCATGAAAGAGAACTATTTTGTATAATTGCAACTCGAAACTCTGCCTGGTCTTTTAAATTTGGGTATAATTCTTCAGATGCTTTAAAAAGTTCTTGCAACCCCTCTCTATTGTCTATATTTATTGCCTCTGTTAACAGTGTAACAATTTGATCGCTTGATAGATGCGCATACTTTTTATCTGATAGATAATGCAACGTGTTAAAAAGCTTGTCACGGATATTTTTGGAAATATTGGAAATGTCAACCCCGTAACGTTCTTTAAATGTTGCTACCCTTTTGTTTTCTACTTCAATACTGCCTCTTGCTGTTGAAGCTTTTGCTTCGAGATAGTGGAGAAGCTTGTTTTCAAGTGCTCTCAACTCACGAATTGAAAAATCCTTATATACTACTTTACCAGTTGAAACATAAGAAGCGTTATAAGAAACGTGCTTGTTGAAGTAGTCGACAGCATCCCGATATCTGAAAAGTGCTGTTCTATCCTCTGTGATTCGACCTTTACTAATTGCTGTCGTTAGCGTTTTCGCTCTTTTGTTTGCAACGTTGGCAAGTTTGCCGACACGAGCGATATACTCAGACTTACTTGAAGTGGACTCAATAGAATCATAGTGCCAACGAGTGAAATATTTTGCTTGTTTTTCTGTCTGCATCATAATTTAATACCTCTCTTTTCTAATTCTTCTTTTACAATTTCATATTTATAGTTATGCGGTGTAATTTTTCTGAAAATGTTGCCAATTTCCTTTTCAGTGTAGCCGTGCTGTTCCAATACTAAAACAACGTATTGAACCGCTTCTCTACCTTCTTTACAACTACACTTAGAAGCACGTGGTACTATACTCCATGGCGTTATCTTAATATCATCAACCGCTTGAACTAACATTGCGTGTTGCAATATTTCATATGGTGTTAGCTTACTATTTATAATGCCGTCTTTAAGTCTTTTCATTTCTTTATATCTCCTTGAGTTTTCTTTTATTGTATCATGGAGTTGTTAACAAATAAAGGATA